AATTGAATATAAACTCAAGACAAACAAAATAGATTTCACTGACATGATCTCCAAGTACATAGAGATTTGTGAAACACCCAACCTTGATCTGTTGATTGTGGATGAAGCCCAAGACCTGACACCATTGCAGTGGACGATGGTAGAGAAGATGGCACAGACTGCGGATGAAGTTCTGATTGCAGGAGATGACGATCAGGCAATCCACCGTTGGACTTCTGTAGACGTTCAGAGGTTCATTGAATCCTCTGACCATGTCGAAGTACTCAACCAGTCCTATCGCTTACCACAGAGCGTCTGGAGGCTTGCTATGCGTATCTCTGACCACATACCAGGGAGACTGGAGAAAGAGTTCTTCCCGAAGGATGACGAGGGTATGGTTAAGGTTGTGGGTAGCCTTTGGAATCTACCATTGGACAAAGGGTCATGGACAATCATGGCTCGAACCAACAGCTTTGTGAAAGAGATAGCTGAGTCATTGAGTGATGCAGGATATTTCTACAGCCGTAAGGGTCATGCGTCTGTCTCACAAAAGAAGTTGGATGCCATGGCTACATGGGCAGACCTGATAGGTGGGAGGGCATTGTACCTTGGACGGATCAAAGAGTTCTATAAAACTGTGCCGAAGATAGGAGACAACCCTGTAGTCAAGAGAGGGTCAGCTAAGTTACTAGACGCTGCTGATCCAGAGCAGCCCTTGACATGGGAGGATCTAGCATCCGACTATGGACTCTTATCCCCGAAGAACACACACCCGATGGACGTGGTGCGTCTGTCGGAGGAGGAACAGATATACATCCGCGCCATCGAGCGTAGAGGAGAGAGTATATATAAGCAACCGAGGATCAAGTTATCAACGATCCACGCTATGAAAGGAGGGGAAGACGATAACGTAGCGGTGTATTTGGGATCCACCAAGAACTGCGTAGAGGGTAAACATCCCGAGGACGAGCACAGAATATTTTATGTTGCCGTTACAAGAACAAAACAAAACCTCTACCTAATTGAGTCAGATAAAAAATATAGGTATGAAATATGAAACGTAACGATTACTTGGATACGGCGAAGCAGTTGATCAATGGTAACAGAGCCAAGGACTACGGTGATGCCAAGGATAACTTCGACAGGATAGCAACGGGATGGAATGTCATAGTCACTGATGCACTGAACACCCACGGTAAGATTACAGCCAAGCACGTAGCTCTGATGATGGACTGGGTGAAGACCTGTCGCTTGTTAGAAACGATAGACCACAAGGATTCGTGGATCGACAAGTGTGGATACAGTGCACTGGGTGCGGAGTTTGACAATGAAACAGACTGAGATGTTTGAGAAAGACTACATCATTGCCAAGCAGATGAACCAAGGTAAGGAACTGACATGGAATATACCATCAGAGTTTCCAGACCTGACGGGCTACAAACAGATAGCCGTTGACCTTGAGACATGTGACCCGAATCTAATTAAGCTTGGCCCTGGATGGGTGCGTAAGGACGGGTACATCGTAGGCATAGCCGTAGCAGCAGGAGACTGGGAAGGATACTTTCCTATCCGACATGAGAATGGTCACAACATGGATGCAAAGATTGCACTCCGATGGCTACAGAAACAGATGGCAACACCAGACATAGACAAGATCATGCACAACGCCACGTATGATCTAGGTTGGTTACGTGCCGAGGGCATAAAGGTAGAGGGTCGGATCATCGATACCATGATTACTGGTGCGGTGGTGGACGAGAACCGTTGGTCATACAGCCTGAACAATCTTGGCAGAGACTACCTCGATGAGCGTAAGGATGAGAAACTCCTACGTGTTGCAGCAGCAGAGTGGGGCTTTGACCCCAAGGCTGAGATGTACAAGCTACCACCTGAGTTTGTTGGACGGTACGCTGAACAGGATGCAGGCATGACCCTGCGTTTGTGGGAGCGACTGAAGATAGAACTGGAGAAGCAAGACCTATGGAACATCTGGGATTTGGAGACTAGCCTGATACCTATGATGTGTGACATGCGTCAGCTAGGTGTGCGTGTGGACTTGGACAAGGCAGATCAAGCCAAGACCCTACTCAAAGCCAAGGGCAAAGAACTGAGGGAAGAGATTCACCGACAGACAAAGATTAAGATAGAACCATGGGCGGCTGCATCTGTAGCTGCGGTGTTCGAGGAGCTAGGACTGAAGTACCCTGAGACTGAAGCAGGGGCACCGTCATTCACCAAACAGTATCTCAATGCACATGCCCACCCAATTGCACAAATGATCGTCAAGCTACGTGAATTTGACAAAGCAGATAGCACGTTCATAGATACAATCATCAAGCACTCGCACAACGGTAGGATCAACTGCGAGTTCCATCAGCTAAGATCCGATGACGGAGGCACCGTGACGGGTAGGTTTTCTAGTTCAAACCCAAACCTTCAGCAGATTCCGGCACGAGATCCTGAGATCAAGAAACTAATCCGTGGTCTGTTTATACCAGAGCAAGGGTGCAAGTGGGGGTCGTTTGATTACTCAAGCCAAGAGCCGAGGTTACTGGTGCACTTTGCGGCAAGCCTGAAGGGTGAGTACAAGCACCCGATTGTCGATAAGATTGTTGACGAATACAACACAGGTGATGTGGATCTACACCAGATGGTGGCAGACATTGCAGGGATCAAGCGTAAGGAAGCCAAGGTTGTAAACCTGGGAATCATGTATGGCATGGGCAAAGGTAAACTGGCAGCGCAGCTAGATATATCACCAGAAGAAGCAGGGGATTTACTGGATACACACAGAGAGAAGGTTCCGTTTGTTAAGAACCTTGCGGACATTGCGAGTAGACAGGCAGATAAGTTTGGACATATTAGAACCCTGTTGGGTAGGCGGTGCCGCTTCCATCTTTGGGAGCCTCGAACCTTTGGGTATAAGAAACCATTACCATACGAGGAGGCCATGAAGACATACGGTCAACCTCTAAGAAGAGCCTTTACTTACAAGGCGTTAAACAAATTGATCCAAGGTTCAGCTGCGGATCAAACTAAAAAAGCTATGGCAGATTGCTACAAAGAAGGACTTTTGCCTATGCTAACGGTGCATGATGAGTTATGCTTCTCAGTAGAGGGCGACGATCAAGCGCACAACATCAAGCACATAATGGAAAACGGGTTGTCGGATGTCTTGAGAGTCCCCTCTAAAGTAGACGATGAACTCAAAAATAATTGGGGAGAAATCGAATGAAACCAGAAAAGATTAAAACAGTCGGTCTTAGAGAAATGCATCCTGTGCAAGTCAAACATCTCATGGAACTTGTGGGCATGACATTGCATCTTGCCGCCGAAACGGGTGATGATGAGATCCTAGAAGATGCCGAGCATCTTTGTGACGAGATGATTAAGTTATTCGGTGGGGTTGGAGTACAACTATCTGTCGAAGAAGATCCAGATATTAACCACGACGGTTCGCAATCTGTGCATTAAGCGCAGCGGTTACCGGGTTATCACCTAACAAAGAAGGATCTACTGGCCCAGGTGCACGAGCCTGGGTTAGTGTAGGAAAGATTGATGCTTGGTTAGGGCGTATTACTGGTTGCTGTAAACTGCTGTCTTGTTGTGGATTACTTAGATAAGGATTACTTAGATAAGGATTTCTTGCAGGGGCACTTGGAGGAGCCACGGGAGGAGGTGGACTATCATCTGGATCAAGTGGAAGATTTCGCATTTGATTCTGTATGTTGATAACTGCTTTGTTATCAAACTTATTAGAAATCCCTGCATCTCTCATATCTTGGCGATTCTTTTTACTCACCTTAAATGGTTCAAATCTACCACGTAATATTCCTTTTACACCGCCAATGCCGTTCCTTTTTAGTACTCTTCTTATGTCACCTTCCGTCATGCCCATATCTCTTAGGTCTTCTATCATTCGATAATATTGTTTATCTATGCGTAACTTATCATTGTTAGCGGCTTGAAAAGCATTAGTAAGCGTACCCGTCCCCGCATTGAAATCATCGGTTACTCTATTAAATTTACTTTTTGCGCTTGTTTGCTGTTGACCAAGCCTGTATGCCCCGTACTCCAAACCTAACTTTGGATCAAACTCTAACGGAGATACCCCAGTAATCTGACGTGCAAATTCCCCAAGAGGATTACGTTCACGTCCCATCTTGTCTATGTTACTGATCATGCCGTCTTCAGACCCTGCCACACCTCGTAAAAAACGGCTTGGTTCTAACTTGCCGCCAGAAACATTTGCGGGGATCAGGTTTGGCATCAATGTATCCACAACGTGTGCAAACTTTTTCCCTTGACGTGCACCAAAACTATCAGCGTCGGTATATATTTGTGCTCCAGTGGCTGTTCTACCTCCTCGAAAACTTACATCAATCAATGCTTCTGTAAGCATGGCCTCTGACATAAACGGTTCAAAGACTTCTGATAAAGTTCCAAGAGCCACATCATCTATAACTTGTCCTAAATTCTTTCCTGTTTTCACAGCATCATCTGCTTCATTTATAGCCCGATTGGCAAACCGGGATAATACATCATATGGATTAGATGTACTGAAATTTATGTACTGGATTTTTCCGTCTTCTGTTTTCCCAAGAGGAATAAGCACAGATCCTTTTTCCCAACGAGGAGCAAAGGATCGTTTGTATGCATCCATCTCTTCACGACCTACACCAGTTGTGGCATAAGCCATCTCAAGTGCCGCAGCAGGAATTAAAGTAGTAGTTGTAACAAACCCCAATAAACGATTTCTTCCACGAGATTGAATAGCAGGGATGTCTGATGCCATATCATCTAACCCCTGCTTCACAATATTAAATCCTGTACGGTAAATCTCCGCAGGGAAAGAAATAAAGTTACCAACAGGAAGACGGCGACCCAATTGCACTAATCCAGAGGAAGCCTTGTTGTAGTTCGGCACAGTATCACGTACAATCTGCGCAGCACGATTCTTTATTAACTCATCAATTATAGCATTATCTGGCATTTTCATGCCCATAGTCTCTAAGACTTTGGGATCAACACCTTCTGCTTTACGCAAGTTATTAAAAGCTTCCGCGTATTCTGCATTTTCCAACAACCCCCCTGGGCCATCTAACTTAGAAGAGTTGCCAACAGGTTGTTTTAAAAGATAAGAAAGTTGTTCCTCTTTTGTTGAGCCTTTCAAAGCACTACGAAGGTGTGCTTGCTCCGCGTGATAGTTAAAGTATTTCCAGAAATCATCTGATCCTTGGTACGCTGCTTCCATTGGCTTAGTAGCTTTGCCAATACTACGAGCAAGTTTTTCTCCGACAACTGCTTCCGCAAAGTTCTTAGGTTCACGGGCCGTGATGTTAAGTCCCTTGTTTAATGTGTCTTGAATCTCTCTTAACTCTGCATTGGTGCCAAGAACTCCACGCCTTTGTGCATCAGCTAAATCTGCAAAGATTACATCAGCATCTTTCTGACCGATACCAAGTGCTTTACCTGCTTTTTGACCAAGCTCAGATGTAGGCGCAGCTTTGTTTGATATGTTAGAAAAAACAGCTTGAGCCGCATCTTTTAGACTACCGCCTCGACCAAAGACAGGCACGTTACCGTTTGCTGTGGCAAATGCCAATGCCGTGGTAAAGTTTCGGACCTGTGTGATGGGAGACAAAACGGTTTTACTATACTGTGATATACCTTTTGCTTTTAAAAAAGTACCAAATGTTCCACGTAATAATGTAGTCCCAATACTGTCTTCTGCTAAGATCTGGCGGGTGAGATCTCTGTATATTGGTGCAGGAACATAGTAGTTCTCCAAACTGCCCCACCCAGAACTGCCTACAAGTTTTTCAATATCATCTGCTTCACGACCCGCCGGACCTACGCCGCTACTTTTACCATCTTCTCCTCCGAGTTTAACAAACCCACGGTCAACAAGGCCTCTCTGTTGTTCAGGAGTTAAGTTGTTTCCGTTTTTAAATAGCTTACCTATACCAGAATTTTTCTTTGCCATCTGTGCAATGGTCCCGAAGTAATCATCTATCGCTGTAAACTGTGCAAGGTCTGCGACAGTTCCAAGATACGCTTCTTGCGGATCGTCTACCTCTCCAAGTAATCGACGCAAGGCTTTAGGAACATCTTCTCGTGACATAAACATGCCAGTTTCCAAGCGATCACGAGCCATGCGACCACCGCTTAGTTTCTCACGAGCCTTAATACTATAACGACCTAAAAAGTTTTCACGAGCTTTTTGTATTGCTGCGTCTGTAACTTTAGAACCTTTGACTTTTATCTCAATACCATTCTCCCCAGTCTTTCTTTCTAAACCATTCCTAAGAAGAAAGTCCTCGGATAGCTCTCCGTCAACATCTTTACGAGCAAGTTCTGTTAGTTCTTTCTCAGTTGCTTTTTTATTTACCCGGAAGAAATCATTAGCAACTCTTATAGAGTCTTCTGTTGGTACATACTTAGAGTCTTCAAATATTTTGTAACGTCGGCGTAAATAACTATTAATATTCTGTTCAATTAAGTCCGTTAAATTTGTACCATCTGGAAGAGTCTTGCCGTCTTTTAAAAAGTTGCTGCCCAAAACATCACGACTGAGTTCATCAATATGTTTACGCATACGCATGGCGTTTTGACGTACACCTGTAGGAAGTTCTTTTTTCATACGAGTCTTAACTGCTTCATCAGACTCAGTCAGATAACTTTCTAATTTAGACATGATTCCTACACGATCTAGATTGCCCTCTCCTTCAGGAGTTTTATTTATAAAAGTTTCAATCTCATTGTCTAAATCTTTTAGAATACGGTCTGCTTTTTTAATTTCAGTCTGTACCTGTCCGTCAATTAATTCACGTTTAGTTGCAGCCTGTTCAGGTAGGTATCCACGGTAACGGCTAAATGCTATTGCATCAGCTAGTTTAGTTTTAAAATATCCAAGTTCTTCTGCACTACCAGGTTTAGCCAACATCCTCTGTTCTAAAAGATTATCAATGCCACGACCAACCTGATCTAACTTTTGGTTTACAGCTTGTGCAGAAACTTGACCTAGTTCTGTTTGACCGATGGTACGACCTGCACCACCCGCAACTTTACCTGCACCCATCAATGCACCTTGTGCTACACCACCAAGAAGTGTTGCTTCAGCCCCAACTTTTAATTTGTTACCAATACGTGCAAGAGCTTTTTCTCGACCACTAAGTCCAATCAAATCACTGGTTTGTGTTGGACCCATATCTACCCAGTCACCAACAGTAGTCATACCATCTGTAGACACGGCTGCATCAACAACGCCTGCGGCTGCTAATTCTTTTCCGGCAAGCTGAAACCGTTCTGCCTTGGTCATTGGGCCAGTTTTCCCTGCTAGTTTACGTGCAGCGGTAGCTGCCTTACCAACCTTGGAAGCAACACCAATACCTGGCACGACAAACTGCGTAACTATTTCTGCACCTTTGCCAAGAAACCCTTCAGGATCTAAACCCAAAGTATCACGAGCAGACTCCGCTAATTCTGTAACCTTGTCCCCGTAGTTTGTGTCTGCAACAATATCAACAGCCGCAGCCCCTAGTCCTGCAACCCCTTCTAATATCCCAATACCACCAGATACAATACCCTCTCCGATTTCACCTACAGCGGTGTCATCGTAGAACTGTTTGCCATCGTCTTCTTCTGTTGGTTTAGATGTGCTTAAATATGGGTTTGAGTTTGAAGTGCTCAAATATGGGTTTGTCATTATAAGCCCTCAACATTTACACCATTTTCCGTAGCTTGTTTTAATATTTCATTTCTTCTGTTTGGCTCTAGTCTTATTGCTTCTTCAACTTGTTCACGAGGTGTTGAAGGAGTAGGACTTCCACCACCCTGTAAAGCAGATGGAGCAGCCGGAGCAGCTTGCTGTGCCGCTTGTCTAGCTTGTGCTAAAGCACCATTAGGGTCTTGCGGGTTTTGTTCCATTGCTGTGTCATATGTTTTTCTAAACACATCGTTATACAAAAACTCTTGTCTAGCTTTTT